CCTTTCTGGAAGTCGAGTGTTCCCGCTGAACAAAGCGGACGATTTTGCCAGTGCTTTAGGTTTAACAACAGAACAATTCTTGAATGTAAAACCTAGCTCGAATGATACCAACACCCACGACATCGACGAAATCATAGCTAACGCTATGATGTTCGACGGCAAGCCGCTGACAGAGGACGACAAACGTGCCATTCGTGGCATCATAGCGGGTTATATGAGCAGCAAGGAGGATTGAGGATGAAAGAGATAATCTATTTGGATACAAATTTAGTTAACTCTCTGCTCGCCCAGAAAAATGCGGGGTTGGTCACAAAATTGGTTGATGAAAACAGTGAATCTGACTCTAATGCAGAGGGCGGTGTTAAACAAACTGCGGTTTCTGTTTCTGGTGGGGTTTCTACTTTAGTCAAGGCAGACGTTAATCACTCAGCCACTGAGAACGAAAATTACAATATTGTCTTCTCACGATCAAATAGAAATCTAATCGAGACAGCATTAGACGATTACTCTCTTGATTTGCTACTTCAAGAATTGGAAGGTGACAAGCTTTTAAAATCTTCCGACTTTCAAGATGGCGACTTTGTCTTCACTGAAGGAAAACTTGACTTCTTCGACTTTGAGCAATTGAAAAAAGTCTTTACTTTTGATGAAATCGAAGATATTCTTCCCGGATATGACGAGTTTAAAAAACTTCAGTCTGAATACAAAAAAGTAAAGAATAACACCAAAAAAGAGCAATTAAAAGACGAGATTTCGCATAACGGATGGAATAACCTCGATTCCATTCGGTCAATGTCAGCCTATTTCGAAAGGTTATTTCCGTCCTCTAATTTGGCCAAAGTGTCAAATACTATTAGTGTTTTGCCTAAGGAGTTCATGAAGACCCCGACTGCCCAACTTGGGCTCATGCAACTCAGTGGAAGGCAAATAAAAATACTAGGTATCTGCTCATCTACATTTGATGAACAGACACCTAGTGACTTGTCTATGATGGCTAGCAGTATGGAACTTTTGAAAAAGGCACCTACAGCAATTATTACTACAATGCTTGATTCATTCGGTTTGGTATCAAGTGGCGATTATTTGATTCGTCCTATTGCTATTTACTATGAGGGCTAAAAAGGTGAATATATCTACTTTCGAAAGTCTTTTGCTTAGATTCCAGTCTCTCCTGACCGTTCTTAATTAAGATATGATTATCTGACATATTCTTTAGGTTACGAGCTGCAATTTTTGAGTGCTGGTCTTCGATAGATTGCTTGTTGCGTTTTATTTGTTTAAAAAATGACAACTAAATCACCACCTCTCTATATATAAATTTTAGCAAAAAGATACTTGCTAGTAAATAAACTAATGGAGGCTTTATGCCTGAAAAAGAATTACTTGAGCAGTTCCACGTCTCTATCTGTGAGTTTGATTCTAGTCAGTGGTCCAGAAACGGCTTTATCGACCCGATAAATAGAGGTTGTTTACATCAACGGGGATTTTACCCCAGACACTCGTTTAAAAGTCATTCTGCACGAATTAGGGCACTTAGAACACAATTCTAAAAACTATGAACGGTTACGGGAAAAGTATGAGGTCCAAGCAAATAGAGACATGATCCGTGGACTGCTCGAAAACGAAAATCTTGACGATTTTGACTACGTCCGTTTTATGGAACGGTATAATTTAAAAACCATCGCTAATGAAACGATGGTGATTGATGAATATAGATCTTTAATTGATTAAAAAAGGAGAAATTATTATGGGAGCTACTTCTATTTCTGTTAGACAAGTTTCTGAATTTGAAATACCGAACGGGACTACAGATATCAAAAAAGCCAATGTTACCATTGGCTCAATTACAACAACTGACAAAACATTGACCATAGAAGGAAAAGTATACACTAAATTTAAAGGAAGTTATACAAAGACAATCGACGATGAAATCTTGGTATATAACTCTGATGCTGACGAATATCAACAATACGACAATTACCAAAAAGCTTTTGAATTCGATATTTTTTATTCGCAAACTGACCAATTATTATTTTTGGCTACAACAACTCCTACCGCAAAAAAATTTTTAAAAGAATTGGAAAAAATTGATACACTAAATATTAAATATACATCGTTAAAATTTGATTTAATGGCAATTTCCAACATGATGCCACAAACAAAAGGAGTTAGTTTTAATAGTACTGATGCCGGTGTCTCAAGTAAGTCATTTTCAGGAGACGAGGTCGATGTAAACGATGAAGCAAGCGAAGCTTTGGAGAATGATGAAGCAACAAAGATAATAGGTACATTGGATATATTGGGTAAATCAAGAACAATAATGCTGACTCAGTCTGGTACTATTCTCTCTTTCACATCTTTGACAGATATCTCCGAACAAAAAGAATATCCGATGCTAGAATTTTCTATCGCAACACTAATGAAAATTGGAGTGCTATCATAACCGTGACAATGGTATATATTCTTTAATTAATTTTTCTATGTCTTGACGATTAATAGAAGTTCCATAAATCTTATTTAGGGTAGTTTTGACCGATAGATCATTGTCCTTAAATTGCAAATCAAATTTCTTTACTTCTTTTTTTCCAAGATGCCGTACAGTCATTCTGTAAAATGGATTATATTCCCTGTGTTTATCAGTCTTAATGGTTACATCAAACCGTTCTTTGCTACTTTCTTCCATAGAATAAATCGAAAACAGATTATCTCTTAGTGACAAAAAAGAGTCCCACTGTTTTTTTACATCTCTATACGCTAATTGATAGTCAGCCTTGAATATCAATCTCTGTCCATTGCTTTCTGGATGTAAACTAATACTCAACTTATTTCTTATACCTCTTGTTGATTCTATATCTATATAGATATCTTCATGAGTTTTGCTGAAAGTAGCTTCATTTATGGAATAGTCATTTTCCTTAAGTATGGATCGGGTTTGCTTTTCTAATTGGTTAAGTGTAATAGTTTCTTTTAAAAACTTAGAACTTTTTGGGGTAAAAGAAACTGTTTTTAAAAATAGATAGGCTCTAAATTTGTTCCAATGAATATAAAGCCAATCAATTTCGGAATACAAAGCAGCAATAATGGGAACAATTCCGATGAAACTAGTCAGATTTATCACAGTAGGTGAAAGTAAAGCTTGATAAAAGTTCGCCAATGTCCATATCAGAGAAGTAATTATAAGAATTATTTTTATTTTTTTCATATTGTCGCTCCAAATAGTCTTTTATAGTATTGTAACATAAAAATCCCCACTCTCGCCATCGTCAAACTTTGAGTGTGAGGATATCGTCTATAAGAAACAACCATTCAAAAGGTCGTTTTCTTATACCCATTTTAACAAAAAAGTGAGGTAAAAATCAATGTGGATGGAAGAACTTCCCAACGAAAATACAAATTTTTTGAGCGTTACAAGGACGCTTACACCGAGAAATGGAAACGAGTGTCTGTTACGCTTAATAGCGGCTCAAATCGAGCGAAAAAAGAAGCTCAACGCTTACTTGATGATAAGATAGCCCAGAAAATAGAATCATCAAGCACTACTAACGTATCATTCCATAGTGCCTTCAACGAATGGTGGGAGTTTCATCAAAAGCAGATTAAGTTAAGTTCAATCAAGAGCCTTGCAGCATCCGTTAAGAGAATATCGGACACTATTGAGCAAGGGACAATTCTATCAAACATCAATGTCCGACTTATCCAATCATTACTAGACACTGAAGACTGGACAGATTCACAAAAGTATCGTGCCAAGACTGTACTAAATACATTCTTTGATTACACTATGGATCAACAACTTATCTCTGATAATCCATCACGGAAAGCACGACTGCCAAAGAA